CATCCCTCTTGTGTAAATCTGACACCATATCTAGTAGGATATCGGCATCTGGCTTATGCACATCATTTTCTGTATACAAAGCCTTTAAAGTCTTTTGATCTTCTTTTCTCTGCGATCCCTCGCCCATCATAATAAGCAGCATGGCAACTGGTATAAATAAACCAATTGGAAAGCTTGTCCACATATGTGAAACATTAAGGATTATGGCTGACATATATCCAGATATTCTTGCTGGATACTTATCAACATAAAAAGATATATGATTAATGATTCTTTGCATATACTTAATTATACATTATTTAATTAAAAATGCTGGTCCACAATATGCACTTGCGGGGAGGCATCCCAGTTATCCAGCTTTCCTGTCAGGCGGTCCTGAAACGCACTAGTCGTTGGAGCGGTTACCTGTTACTATTATACCTTACTTGATCTTGATTTGTCTAGGCTTGGCAGACTCTGGAAGTTCCCGCTCAATTTTAACGGTAAGCAATCCATTATCCAATGAAGCAGACTTAACGATCATATATTCACCAAGCGTGAATGTCTGGGTGAAATTACGTCCAGCAATACCCTTGTGTAGGTAGTCTGACTTATCATCATTTTCACGTTCACTTTTGATAATTAATGTATCTTTATCTACTGTTACATCAATATCATCACGATCATACCCCGCAACTGCCAACTCAACAACATAGTTGTCTTCGTCAATCTTTTTTACGTTATATGGTGGGAATGAAGATAGTGATTTCTTATTTGTTTCCCATCTTGCAAACTGGTCATTAAATCCTAGGAAAAAGGGATCGTTAAACCATGTATCCAAAGTTGTAAATGGATTTGTATGCGAGATGTTATAGGTGTATGTATTGTTTCTTAGATGTGTCATTTTACTTAGCTCCTTTTCAGCAAGTTAGTTAGATTGGCACTCCCTATCGGCAAGTGCTAAATACATTATATCAGATTTTATTGGTTACTGCGACCTTTTGGATCGCTGTGATTTCCGTACCCTACAGTCTGCTTTCCGTCATGTTGTGGCGGGGTATTGTAAGTAGACTTCCATCCAGCATCTCCATTTTGCAAACCCATAGCTGGTGCAAATGACCCATTCCAAAAACTTAGGCTACCAATTCCTTCTTGATTATCTTGATTTACTTGACCGCTGGCATCATCTTTTTTTACAGGAATACAGTTTGGTACAGTTTTTCCATCTTGCTCTTTAGTTCCTGCATACTGATATCCATCCCAGCAAGGTCCTTGACCTTTGTCTAGGCAATACATGCACTTTTCTGTATCTGAAATATAGTGATGATCATTGCCTAAATCGTCGCAACCACAAGTCATGCATTTACGTGCTTCAGACTTTTGAATTACATTTTCATTTTTTTTATTTTGAATAGGCAAAAATGCACCATTCCAAATTTCTTTTGTTATTTTGTTTTCTCTTTCAACAATAGCACGTGACCAAGAATATCCTGCATCCCCGCCCCATGCATACCACATTACTTTACCATGTGATGGCTTGTCCCATTCTTTTCCTTGCTTATCAACTTCATGACGAGAAAAGAAAGAGTACATACGCTTTACAGTATCAAGAGACAATGATTCACCATTTACAATTTGATGTGCACGTGTCCAGCCAACATTAGTTCCAGCACCATTTGCCTTGCCTTCTTCTTTCCATTTAATAGCTTTTGCTGCTGCTGATTTCATTCCTGCAGTTGGCTTGTATCCACCATCTGCTTTTACAATTGGTTCTGTCACTGCTAACGCCTCCAATGCCGCTTTTGCGTCTTCTTCTTTAAAGAAACAACCTATTGATTGTCCTGATCCTACTTTAATTACTGACCATCCGTGTTGGCAATCTGGAGTATTGAATTCAATCTTCCAGCCTACCCCGCCACTTATGCGACCAGAATTTGCTGATGAATCTCCATTAATTGTACCACGTTCTTTTTTAACGTCCTCAACATTAGCATAAAGAGCAGCAATCTGTTCTTGTGCTCTTTTTTTAGATGGATGAGTTCCTACAACTTTGCCAGTATTAGTAGCAATTACTGCGTACTGATCTCCAACTTGCTTGATGTTATATGGCATTTTTATCCTACGTTATAAATTGTTAGATTAGCACTTGGTGATGCTGGTCTTGTTGGATTTGTTCCTGCTGCTGTAGCAACTAATGACATTCCCGCTGCACCTGACCACCAGTGAAATTGAATATAATCTCCTGCAGCGACAGTAATTGGTGATTCAATATTTGCTAGTACTTGTGAATTTTGAGCACTTGTAGTTGTAAATGTAAAAGAAGATGCTGGTACATTTACTCCATTTTTAGAAAACCAAGTTGTAATATTATAATTAGATGCTCCACCAGTAAAGTTAAACTGACCTAAAAAATTAAGATTATACGTGCCTGGATTTGCAAAAACAATTTTGCTTGCATCCCCACTATTAATTGACATACCTTTTGATAAATTTGTTATATCCCAAGATATAACATTATCTGATGTAGTACCGCCAGATGACATATTTGTTGAACGTGCAAAGTTTCCGTAATAAAGAATTTGAGCGGGAACTGTTGAAACATTAATACTCATATTAAACCTCCGCTGCAAATACTGCTACATTTGGTGTACCAGATGCTGCAATTGCACATAGATTGTCTGATGGAAGCAAGTCTACAGAATAGACTTGTCCAGGTAACAAATAAAAACCATAAGATGCAGATGTAACTGCAGAGGATCCTAGATAAATTGATATTGCTGTATCTAAATTTTGAATTGAATATGAAACTTTAGATTCATACGGTGCTTGATTTGCTTGCGGAATACTAACTGTTGTTGCTGTATTAGCATTAAGAGCTACTACTTGGTGATTGATTGCCATTTTTATTTCCTCCAGGTTTAATTATATCATTGATCTTACGAGACTTCATTTTATTTGGTGCGGGAACAACTTCTGCTGCGGGTAATGTACCATTCTTTCTAAACCTCATAGTTTCCCATAAAGCGTGGGGAAGGGTATGAATTCCATAATGTGTTCTATGGTGATTTGTACACAATACTTCTAAGTTTCCTGGACTCTCCAACCATTGTTGAAATTCTGTGTCATCTTTAAAATTAAGTCCAAAATAAGCTTCTATTTTGTGGATATCAGCATTGGGAATCTGACTAAATTCTACGTGTGTATGATGCAATTCTGGCTGTCCACCACATAAATCATCATTAATTACACATTTCCAAAGTCCCGCCTCTTTAATTTTCTTTTTAGCGGCAATAAAATATTTATAGTTTGGGTCATTCTCACGTGGGTCATGTTCTGGAATATGTGCCAGAATATGTAGAGTCATATTTTGATCGTGTGCATCTGTCATGGTAACTTAATTATACATTAAAAGGGGCTATAGGTAGATATTCCAGCACAGAATGACTCTGCCCTATCTCCCCGAACTCTTACACACGGGTACCTATATTTGTTATATGTAACTATACCATTCTAAGGTGTGCTACCTATAGCCTTGACTTAAGTATAGCACTAATTATTTGGCTTGTCTAGGTAAATAATAGCTCCCCGTTCTGGCTACGATCCAAACTCTTCGGATTCAAAGTCCGATGTTTTTCCAAATAAACTAACAGGGATTAGTACACCACTTGGGAATTGAACCCAACTCTAGGGAGGATATAAGCCACCATCTGACCACCAGCCAGCCGTGGTGCTTGTATCAGTTTTCAGATCCTATAAGTTTATTTTGAATTAACTTATCTCGCTCATCAATAATTTCATAAGCAAATTCTTTTAATGCTTCTTCGTGTTTTGCATAATGATGACCACAAAACATCAATTCTCCAGATACACCTTTAAGCCAAACTAATGCTTCAGCAGAACAAGCATCGCAACGATTAATAGGGCCAAGTATATATTTTTTTTCAACAATAACTTCTTCTGTTTTTTCTGCCATCATATTCATAATTATACTCTCTCTACTAGTTGGTTAATAATTGGCTGGGGTACCTGGTTACGATCCAAGTATTGAACGTTAACAGCGTTCCGTGATAGCCATTTCACTATACCCCAATATTGGTATTATTCTACCAAACCGTTATTTGCTTTGTCAATCATCTTAAGCAAATCTTCTGGACCCTGGATCATTCTGCGTTGTGCTTCATACTTTCCAAGTTCAATCATTTCTTCTGCAATAGTATGCATCATATCATAAAGTCCACTGGCATATCGCTTATCTGCTGGATTTGCATGACGAATTTCTTTTCTCATATTTGATGATGATTGTGCAAAATATTCACACAATGAAGTTAAACTAATATAAATATCATCTTCATCTTCAATTGTTTTAATTGTTCCATTTGCTAACATTGTTATCCTTTGTTTGTTGTTGTAGCGTTATTCTACTATAGTATTTTGAAGTTGTCAACTATATCTTTGTATTCACTATCGTCATCATCAAAGAAGTCTCTAATGTCTACTGGCATTACTTTCTTTTCTGGCATACGAATTGTGTTCTTTAATCTTTCTTCTGATTCCCGCCTTAACTGTTCAATCTCTCCAGCAAATACTCCAGAATAGTTATAAATCTCTACCTCTCTGTCAGCATCTGGTGGAGTTAATGCTATTGCATTATATACTGCACCGCAAACTGCGTCAGAAAGGTCTTTAGAACCTTTTCTAGGGTGGTCTACCTTGTCTTTAACGATGCGTAGTTGCAACAATTCATCAATCAATAATTGTATATTTGGTCCATGCAATCTTTCTTCAGTTAAAACCAATGACATATCTTCATAGTGTTTTTTAGCTACTGAAAGAATCTCTGTTTTAATTCCATGTACGCCAAGTTGTTGCATCATATCGTGAGAATTCCAACGGTCAAATGTAACAAGTTTAAGATTAAATCCACGATCCCGCACACTTGTTATATAATCTTTAACTTCTGTAAAATCAACAGACTTTGATGCAGTAGGTGTCCAATATCTTACAGCATCAACTACAATTCTTGGAGCTGCTTCTTTGTATTTATCACCGATCTTCATTGTAACCCATCCATCAACGTGTGTCAATGCTACAGCACAATGGTCATGCTTTTGTGCCAAGTCAACGTGCATAAAATAAGTTTTTTCTGGATCTGGCAAAAATTTGTCATCAAATCTTCCGTATGAATCTACGTTTAATTTAGGATTACTAAAAGCTTTTTCAATCACAGCACGACTCTTGAAGAAAGCATCAGTTG